GGCGGGGGCGGGGGCGGGGGCGTGGGCGAGGGCGTGGGCGGGGGCGGGGGATAAAAATTTTGACGAACACATAATCGCCGAAGCGGACAAGCTACTTGAATTGCTCGCCGCTGCTCCGGTTCGCGCGTCGATGACCTGATGGTAACCGTGCCGCCGCATGCGTGCGACGGATCGGCCACCACCAGGAACCACCATGAACGACACCACCACTGTCATCATACCTGCCTCAGAAATCGAGGCCGTGCACACCGAATCCGGCCTTACCGTCGAACGCTTCACCACCATCCGCGCCGGTTTCGCCGGGCACTTCACCGAACTCGCTTCCATCCTCGAAGCGGCCAAACAGGTCACAGTCCTGAAGCCCAAGGCCGCACGCGCCATCCGCCTCGAGCTGCGCGCGCTCCGGTCAGCGGCCGACAAGACGCGAAAGGAGCTGAAGGATAACGCGCTCAAGGAAGGGCGCGCGATCGATGGCCTGAACAAAGTGCTGATCGCGCACGCATCGCCGGTCGAAGATGAGATGGAGGCGATTGAGAAGGCTGAGGAGATCGCAGCAGCCAAGGCAAGGGAAGCGCTGGTGGTGGAGCGCGGCCGCTTGCTGGCCCCCTATGCTGATCCGTCCATCTATCCCCTTGGCGACCTGACCGAGGAGCAGTTCAAGTCGGTGCTCGAGACGCTGAAGGGCACGCACGAGAGGAAGCTCGAGCAGGAGCGCCAGCGTGCCGAGGCTGAGGCCAAGCGCGTGGCAGAGGAAGCGGCCGAGCGCGAACGGCTGCGCGCCGAGAATGAACGGATGCGGGCGGAAAATGAACGGCTGGCCAAGATCGCTGAACAGGAGCGGGCGGCCAGGGCTGAGGCCGAGAGGGAAGCGGCAGCCGCAGCCGCAGCGAAGGCCGAAGAGCGCCGGCTTGAGAATGAGGCGCGGGACCGGCACCTGGCCGAGGTCGATGCATTCGCGCGCAAGCTCGAGGCTGAGCAGATGGCGGCCGCAGCCAAGGCAAAGGCCGATGCTGATGCTGCAATTGCTGCACTCGAGGAAAAGGGCCGCCGAGAATATGCCGAGGCCAAGGCCAAGATCGATGCCGCGGAGAAGGCTGCCGCCGATGCCAAGTTCAAGGCCGAGACGGAGCACGCGGCCAAGGTTCGCGCCGAGCAGGAAGCCGAAGCCAAGGCCGAGCGCGCGCGAAAAAAGGCCGCTGCCGCACCGGATGCCGAGAAGGTCCGCAGCCTGGCAAAAATGATCCGTGTCATCCCCATCCCGAAGCTCAGCGATGGCAGCCCGCTTCAGCAGAAGATCGCCGACCAGGTGAGCAAGTTCGCGGCATGGCTCGAATCCGAAGCCGAGAAGCTGACGTGATCTCCTACACCGAAACGGCCGAGGAATATCACGCCAATTCTGCCATCGGCAGTTCCGATATCCGCGCCTTCATGCGCTCGCCGATCCTGTTCAAGAAGCAGCGCGAAGGCAAATGGCCGAAGGAAACACCGGCAATGCTGTTCGGCACGGCATCGCATATGAGCATGCTCGAGCCCGAGCGATTCCTGGCAACCTATGTCATCAAGCCAGCGGGGATGAAAGCGAACACCATCGCCGGCAGCGCATGGCACGCCAAGGTGGATGCGCTGGGCATGAAGCCGATCGGTGCCCATGATGCGGCCGCGCTAGGTGAAATGCACGCATCGATGCCAGCCGAAATCGGCGCCATTCTCAAGCGATCCAAGGCAGAAGTCACCTACCGCACCAGCATCGCGCGCGACGTTGAAGTGCAGTGCCGGATTGATGCGCTGGATGGTGTGCAGCCCTACGACCTTAAGACCATCAAGGCCATCGAAACCATCGACAAGGCGATTGTTCGCCTCGGTTATCACTACCAGGCGAATTGGTATGAACGGGTGATGGAGGCCGAGACGGGAACGGCGCCGGCTCCGCTGCGCTTCATCTTTGTCGAGAATCTTCCGCCATACCGCTGGCGCATGGTCGATCTCGATGCCGACTACCGCGCGATCGCAGCCAAGGCCGTGGACGATGCGCTGGCCGAACTCGCCGCGCGCATGAAGTCGGGCGCATGGGTCGACCGCGATGACTTGAACTACCTCGCCAGCCCACCGGACTGGATGAACGATTCCTCTTTCGATGATGAAGGGTGAGCCATGGTACACTGGAAAACGCTTTTGGATCCGAGTGTCTACCTTGGAGCGCAAGACTTCCCGAAAGAGAAGACGGTCAAGATCGGCCGAGTAGTGCGCGAGGAGATGCCAGAGCGCGACAAGAATAAAAAAGCCACCAGCGCACCCATGATCTATTTCACTCACAATGGAGTAGAGCTGCCGCGCAAGTTCAAGGTGCCGAAATCCGTAATGTATGGCCTGAACCTTTTACTCGGCGTCGACACTGATTCATGGATTGGCAAGGATATCACGCTCTATGCCACCCGCTGCGATTCATTCGGCGATGTCGAAGAATGCATCCGCGTGCGATTCCCGGCCGAGATCGATGAGAAGATTTTGCGCATGCTGAGGAAGAAGAAAGCCAACCTGAAAACCTATACGATCGATTCCAAGCTATGAGCGAGACCCATTGCGATTCCTGCCACTGCCTCCTGCTCCAGCCGTGGGGATTCCATGGCCTGGAGCTGTGTGGCCCGTGCTGCACCGGCGAGGCTGATACCGTCGACACGCTGACCTACGACTGCCTCGACGACTGCAACGCGATGGGGGTCGACAGCACCGAGCGCGAGATCGATCGCGGCCAGCCGGTTCGCTGCCCGTTCTGCAAAGGACCTGTCAGGCTCACGGGGAAGGCGGTGCGACCGGAATGACCGATGACCCCATCTTCTGCGCCCGCTGCTTCAAGGAACTGCCGGCGCTGCCAAGCAATTCTCAGGAGGTTGACTGCCCGAGTTGTGGCGCAGACATCGTGTGCGAGGAAACCGATGTGCTGACGCATGTGCAGTGGGTGGAGAAGTGCGGCGAGGTGAACGACGACATGATAGCCGCGGAGAAGGATGGGCTCATCAAGCGGAGCGACAAGCCATGACCATCGCTCGCTATGAAGAACAATGGGAAAGCAGCGGCAACCATAGCTGTCTGCGCCTGGTCGAAGTCGTGCCTGGATCGGACATGGTTGGCGATTGGTGCCGCGCCGATGACGTGGACCAGCTCGAGCGGGAAATAACTCGCCTGCAGCTCGCTCTAACGCAGACCGGAAACGCGGCAAAGGCAGCATGGGAAGGCAAAGCCGAAGCAGAAACAAAGGCCGCAGCGCTGCTCATCGTCGTCCGCTCCTGCCTGGTCGATATCTCGCGCGTGCTCCATGTCGGATATGAGCCGGGGATGCTGGACGATGCGGCAGAGGCTTGCCGGAATGCGATTTCACCGGAGGCAAAGAGATAGCCATGCACCCCGTAATGTTCCCCGAGTCTAATTTCGTCCTCGGTAAGCCCGCTGAGATGACGCACGACGAATGCGTGCCGCTACCCGTTTGGCGCGATGGCCAGCAGTGCATTTCGTGCTGGCAACTGACCGATGCTGAGCTGGCCGAGATCGTAAAGACCAAGCGCGTTTATCTGTCGTGCATCACCGGGTGGAGTCAGCCGCCGGTTTGGCTGGCGATCAAAAATCCATTCACCACACCCGAGGCAAAATGAGCAGCAAGACCCAGCTCCGCGAAGAAATCATCAAGCTGCGCGCGACCATTCACGCGGCCCATGACCACATCCACAACGGCCGCATCAGCGAAGGCCATGAAGCGCTCCACTGCGGCGCCAATGAGCAGATCGATGAAGCATTGCAGGGCCAGAATATCACCCAAGACGCAGCCGCGCGCATCCTTCGATTCACCGAAGATTTCAACGCGCTGTGCGTCGAGCAGGGCGTCCCGGCCGCAATGGTCATCCTGGTGCCGAGCGCGACAATGGATGGCGCGATGTCGATTCAGGTCGGCGGCCATATCCCGACCGTGCAATGGATCCGGCACATGATGGGTAAAGGGCCGACGAGCACGCCACAGGAGCCGCAGAGTCGGTTGATTCTGCCTAGTGGTGGCCGATGAGTCGTGCACATCGCCGAATGATCTTCGAGCGCGTCCAAGCAGACATTGAGCACCGCGGATGGTGTGCGGCAATGGATGCCCAAGACGATATCGATCGGATTATTTTTGTCGATGAGTTCGTGGACCGGCAAAATGGTTTCTATTATGATGATGACTATGCCGAGGAAGACGACGGCCAAGAGGATCCCGATGAATGGTGGGATCAGGCCGAAGATGCAGCCATGGGACCGGGACCGGAAATATCGAGGTACGCACAATGAACCAGACCGAAATACCATTGGGCGATATCGTCCGCTCATCGCTCCACATATCCTTGCCATGGCCACCATCGCTCTCGGCCTATTATCGCCCTATCGGCTGGTCAAAAAAGAATGCGGCCGGCAAGGTTTTATTCAGCGGCGCCAAGCTGGTCCGCACGCGCAAGGCACGCATATACCGGGACAGCGTTATCTGTTTCGTGCGCGCGAAAATGGGGCCGGTTATCTCGCCATTCACCAAGCCGGTTCGCCTCGAGATGGAAGCACATGAACCGGACAGGCGCGCGCGAGATGAAGATAACCTAAAGAAAGCCGTTTACGATTCGCTCAAGTGGGCCGGCGTGCTCGCTGACGATAAACTCATCCGTGAATCGACATTCGCCTTCGCGCCTATCATCAAGGGTGGGCGCATCGATCTCATCATCACTGAACTCTAGAAAGAATACTCATATGAGTTTTGATATCTACATCGGCAATGCGACCATCCGGAATTGCCCTGATGAAAACCTACTCGATTTAGTGGTTGAGAAGGTAACGCATCCCGATTCGCCTGTTATGCCGCCCGACCCTGCCGATAAGGGATGGGGCGACATCAGCGGAAAGACCAATGGCCGTCATCCTGGCTATCTGCAAATGGATTATTGGGCCAAGGAAATGGGTGTGCATGGTGTCTGGTTTGACAAGGAAATCGGATTGATGCGCGATCACCCAGGCATTCAGCCGCTCAAGCAATGCCACCTGGATTCGCATATCGCTGCGCAAAAAATCCATCCCGATGACTTCCGTCTGTCCTGGTACATTTTCTGGATGAAATGGGCTCTGGCCAATTGCCAGTTCCCGGCCGTCTACAATCATTGACCGTCTCACCACCAACCCCGCAAAGGGATAGAATGAAAAACGTATCCAAGCCCACATCCTCCATCATCCTCGCCGGCATCCAGAAGGCCATGCGCGAGCAGAAGACCAACCCCTATCAGATCGCCAAGGCCAGCGGAATGCCGCTGACGACGGTGCAGCGGTTGCTCGAGAAGCGGATCAATGTTCCCCTTCGCAACGTCGAAATGCTGGCCAAAGCTCTCGGCGTCACCATCCTGGTCGCGTTCGAGTCGAAGCCCAAGGCCAAGCCCGGCACCGGCCGCGGTCATGGCATCGTCAAGGTGTCGGTGGTCAATCGCCCAAAGATGAAGCCGACCCCGACCAAGATGAGCAACGCCACCGGCGGAATCGAATAGCCATGGCCCTGTTCCGTCAAAAGCCAGTGAATATCGAAGCGCGCAAGTTCATCACCAACAATGGACCAGACGACAAGGGCATGGATGAACTCGTCGCCTGGATCATCGACAATGGCGGCCGCGCTGAGCACAACGGAACCGCGATCAGGCTGCGCACAAAAGCAGTCTGGTCGACGGCAAACGTTGGTGACTGGATCTTGCAGGCACCGGACGGAACTTTCGGCGTGCTCAGCGATACGGCATTTTTCCGGCACTATGAACCTGCCGTCGCTAATGAGCATGAGATCGGCGTCCAGAATTGCGAAACGTCAGGCGATCTTGGCCTGGTCAATGGCCGGCTATCGAATGGCCTTCGCATCGTGTTCAATGATCGCAGCCTTATCCGCAATTGTGTCCTGATCGCAGACTGAACCACCACCGGCCTTCGGGCCAAAACAAAGAAAGCAGCGCCAGTGAAATTGACTCCAGCCCAGCAAAAGAATCTCGCCAAGGTTGTGGCCGAATACGTGCCACAGGTCGCCGATGCCATCGAAGAAGCAATCTGCGCCAACGCCATCCACAAGCGCCAGGCCACCGTCTCGCTCAGCATCAAGGTCAACCGCGATGCCGAGAAGTCGGCCAACATCAACGTCAACTGCCAGGTCAAGTCGACGGTACCCAAGAGCAGCCACGAGGATCGCAAGAAGTGGACGATGCTCGAGGTCGCTTTCGTGGTCGATGGCGAGGAGGATCCGAACCAGCAGAAGATCGAAGACGCAACCAAGTAGATCGGCCGCCGATACCCCGAGGCTGAGTAGGGGAACCATAAACAAATGGATATATTGCCATGGTTGATTTACAGTCACTCCGCGAGCTAGCGCAGAAGGCGACGTGGGACACGGTGCGGCCGCCTCTGAAAATCTATATCGCATCATCTTGGCGGAATCCATACCAGCCATTTGTTGTCCGCGAGCTGCGCCATCACGGGCACCAAGTCTATGATTTCCGTGCGCCATCTTCGGAAGACACTGGATTCTCATGGCGTGAAGTGGACCCAAATTGGGAGCGCTGGACGGCGGAGCAATACGCTGCTGGCCTTGAACACCCGGCGGCGGTGAGGGGCCATAAAAACGACATGAACGCGCTAAATTGGTGCGATGTGTGTGTCCTGGTGCTGCCGTCTGGTCGCTCTGCATCGTGGGAACTCGGCTATGCCATGGGCAAGGGAAAGTCTGCCATTGTCCATATGCCAGATAAGTGCGAGCCGGAATTGATGTATCGGGGTGCGACCATCGTAGACCGGCTGCCCGATCTGGTGTTGGCGCTCGAAGCCCTCGCCCGGCTGCGGGGGGCGGAATGAGCCGCTCATACTTCAATAGCGAGCAAAATGCGCACATGGATGCGCTCGACCTCATTCCCATTGCTGCGCGCTGCTGGTGCGCGTGGTACCTCAAGGGTCAATGCCCTACCTGCCCGCCTCATCTCTCGGCTGCCGATAAGATGGCGACCAAGTGCCAGGAATGCGGATCGTATCAGATCAGCCACAACAGCCCCGGCGTCTATCATCGCAAGGGGTGCGGCAAGGAGCCCAAGCCATGACCCCTCCGACGATCAAGCGCAGGAACGTGGAACAATGGTGGGCAATTATCGCCAAGATTGACAGCGGGATCCTGTACGATTGGGGCAGCGCGCGTGCCGAGATTTACGCCACCAAGAAAGAGGCCAAGCGAAACCGCAATCGCTACTGCAATCCGCATCGGTTGGCCATCGTCCGCATCTCCATCCCAGCACCGAAAGGAAAGTAGATGAGCGAGAAATATTACGATGATGTGATTGCACCGGCGCTCCTGGATCTAATGAATAAATGCCGAGACAATGGCATGAACCTCGTGGCTGATGTGGAGTACGAGCCGGGAAAGACCGCAGCCAGCGTGCAGACATCGGCTGGCGCCTGCATCTCCATACAGATCACGTCCATATGGGCGCAATCGTTCGGCAATTTCGACAAGCTATGTATGACGCTGATGAAGAATCCGCAGCTTACCAAAGGCCACAATTCGATATTCCTGCACAAGATCGGAATAGAGCCATGACCCCTCCCGCAACGCCGCAGCCGCAGGCAATCAATACCACCGGCGGCGCACTCCAATTCATCGTCGCTGATTCCGTCAATGTTCGCACGCTCGCATATGTTGCTGGTGGAACTACCGAGATGATCCGCAGGGATGCCACCGACAGCGAGTGGTGGCTATGCCAGCAGCTCTACCAGCAGCAGCAAAGCCACTCCGCCGCCCTCCAATCGCTGCGGGAGGAGCGGGATGCGGCAAGGGATCTACTGGTAGCCGAGGAGCGAGTGTGGCTCAGGCGACAGCGGGAGATGGAGGCCGAACGCGACCAAGCCCGCGCCGAGGCGGGGGGGATGCGGGAGGCGCTGCGGGAAATTGCAGCCGAGGCGTTTAGCGCGATGGAGGGTGCCGGCATGCCAGAGTTCGGCTATTACGACCGCTGGAACACAAGGGCGCAGCAAGCCCTGGCCGGCGGCGGGGGTGGGACGCAATGATATATGGTTGCTGCCTCTCCTGCTCAACGCCGCTCCTACAGCCAAGCGGATTCTACGGCACTGACCTTTGCGGCCCGTGCTGCACCGGCGAATCGGACGCGCTCGGATACGTTTCCTGGGTATGCCTCAAATGCGAAACATGCGAGGAATGCAGACCTACCGACAAGCCAGAGCCATGCTTCAAGTGCGGCGGACCAATGATCCTATCGCCAAAGGAGTCGCCATGACCCCCTCCCAGCCGAGCCCGAGGCCGTTACTGCCGCACGACGAAAGCTCGCCGCTTCCATGGCGCTTGCACTCCGATGCCGTCTACATCGTCGATGGCAAGGGTAGGATCATCGTCGCATGCCGCGGAACGTGGACCAGTGGGACAGAGGACAAGATGAACGCCGCCCTCATCGTCCAGGCCGTGAATGGGCATGGGGTGGTGAGCGAGGAGGAAATCAGGCTCGCGCTCAACAAATACGAGATGACCGGCAATGCCAACATCGGCGCATTCCCAATGCATCAGCGGTCACTGATGAAGTCGGCCATTGAGGCCGTCATTGCCTATCGCGCTGCCATTGTCGCTGCCCTGGCTGCCCGTGGGGGTGGCAAGTGAGTTCGATCATCCATACCGTCGATGCGATCGACTTCCTTCGCCTGCAGCCGACTGGCAGCATAGATGCGGTTATCAACAAAGCGGGGAGATAAAATGCAATGCGAACAGCTCACCTTTTTGCCGGCGCCGGTGGCGGACTCCTGGCCGACCTCATACTGGGCCACACTCCAGTACTGGCTGTGGAATGGGATGACTACTGCTGCCAAGTCCTCCGCGAGCGACGAGATGATGGATGGTTCCCTGGGCTGCACGTGCACGAAGGCGATATCCGGCTGTTCGATCCATCCGAGTGGCAGGGACGAGTGGATTGCATCTCAGCGGGCTTCCCTTGCCAGCCTCACAGCATGGCCGGGAAACAACTCGGCGCCGAAGATCCGCGCGAGGGGTGGCCGCATGTCATCGGAAACATTCGCGTTCTTCGGCCTCGATTCGCATTCCTGGAAAACGTGCCTGGGTTGGTCTCCGGAGGATTCATCGGTACCGTTCTCGGGGACCTGGCCGCGCACGGGTATCATGCGCGATGGACGGTGCTCAGCGCTGAGGCCGTTGGAGCTCCGCACGTCCGAGAGCGCTGGTGGTGCCTTGCCGAGAATCCCCACGCCATGTGCGGGGGACGCGAAGAGCACATGCAACAGCACGGCGACGCGGCATCGAATGCCGCCGACCGGAGTTCACGCCGGCGACACCCTGACCGATTACGTCAGGAAGTATCCCGCCCCAAAAGCCAGGGACTGGAAGGCATCGGGGGGGGCAGCGAGACACTCCCAGGATCTTCCCGGCGCGGTTGGTGGGGCAGTGAACCCGCCATGGGTCGAGTGGCTCCAGCGGTTCCCAATCGGGTTCACCGCATCAAGGCTCTGGGCAATGCTCAGGTCCCGCTCTGCGCGGCGGCAGCGTGGCGAATCCTCGGAGGCCCTTAAATGATCCCCTGCCTGAAACAACAGACCGTCTGCCGCATCATCCGCGCCGATGGCCGGGTATACGAAGCGACGAACCTCTGCGCGACCGATGGCCTGAAGGTTTGCCCGCGGGTGACTGCCGGCTGCTCCACCGGTACCGGCTACGAGCTCTGCGGGTCGACGCATGCCGAGGCCAACTGTGCCAAGCGGGCGGCCGAGAGCGCCGATGTGCCCGGGAAGGCCTACCTCTACGGGCACACCTGGATCTGCAAGGCGTGCCAGGACGCGCTGGTGGCCGTCAATGTCCGGGAGTTCATCATCGTTCCGCTGGGCAGCCTGAAGCATGCGGGAGACGCCCGGTCTGAGGATCGACAGCCCGGACCTTACACGGACACCGGCGCGTCCTAGACCCCGCCAAATCGCCTGGAATCGGCTTTCGTTCGCAATAAGAATTGGTTATTGCGACAGATACGGTCTTCTACCCATGCCCCGTCGTGCACATTGAATGATGATGCCATGCAATCTGAAGCGAGTTCGACCTTGAATATACGTAATTCACCCCATACAACCGCCACCGGCCGTCAGCTAGCGGCACAGATTGGACACCAAATGCGCACAAATGACCGTCGATCGCACCCGTTGTCCGGGGGGCTAGCTGCTTTGGCGATCGACGGTCTTTCGTTTGCAATTGGTGCGCCATGACCGTCCGCGAGCCCGGCGATTGCGTGATTGTGCACGGGGATACTGATTTATACGCGGTTCCATGCAATCAGACGGTCAAGCGCAAGGTCTGGTTTTTCACTCGCCAGTGCTGGTCGGAATGGCAAGTCTGCGATGCGTCCGCGGCCAATCCGGGTGACCTGATTTGCTGGGAACTGCCGAATGGATCTCGCCGCGCCGGGGAGGTTCAGTAATGGATTGGATCAATTTACATATCCCGAGCGTGCTCAAGTCCCCCGAATGTGTGGGCAGCACACCCGCCGAATTGGGCACATGGCTTCGCGTTTTGGCCTATGCATGTGGCTTGGAGTGTGGAGGGACCATCGAGGGAGCTGCCACCTGGAAAGACAGGCAATGGCAGCACGCTTGTGGGGTCACTCTCCGGGAAGTGAAGGCCGCGAACCGCCTTTTGAAGATCGAAGGCGGCAACCTCATTATCAACGGGTACCCTGTCAATTCAGAACTTAGGGTGAAAAAGAACCGAGGTTCAGGCATGGCGGGAGCGATGGCGAGATGGCGAAATGCCAATGGCGCCAGGATGGCAAGTGCTAATGGCGAAACGATGGCACTTGCTAATGCGGAAGGAGAAGGAGAAGGAGAAGGAGAAGGAGAAGGAGAACGGAAGAAGACAATTGCGCCTGCGGCGCCAATGGCACTTGGCATAGCACCTGCCATAGCACCTGCCATCGCTCCCACCAAGAAACCGCGACCCCCAAAGACCCCCGAAGCCCAATGCATCGCCCGCCATGAGTTCCGAATCAAGGGCAAGCCGGCCAATTGCCGAGCAGCCATCGCCGAGGCCATCAAGCGATCATCGGTTGAGGCCGTCGACCAGCTCATGGGCCAGGTCGATGGGGTGTGGGCCAGCGATCTCCTGAAAACGATCGGGCTTGGGCAGCCGGCCGAGATTGAGCCGCCGTTCGGCAGCGAGATGTATTACCATCGGGAGGCAGTTCGCATTGGGCTCGAGAATGCGAAGACACCTGAGCCGGGCGCGGAGGCGCAGGCATGAAACCGGACGTTTGCGACAAGCGCGCGCTTATCGATGCGCTCGAGGGCATGGGCGCCGAGTTCAAAGGCGATGCGTTCAAGTGTCTCTGGCATCCAGACGGCAGCCCATCGGCTGGCATCTACGCAGGCGCGGATAACCATTGGCGGTACAAGTGCCATCAACCATCGTGCGGTGTGCATGGCGATCTCATCGACCTTCAGGCGATGAACGAAAAGAAAACGCCAAGCGAGATCATCAAGCAGACCACCGTCCACAAGACCAAGGCGCAGCGATACCATGGCACACTCGAGGAATGCGTGCGCGACTCCGCAGCGTATCGAAAACAAACCGTCGATCGCACTTACCATTACCGGTCACATGACGGTCAGCAAATACTACTCGCAGTGTCGCGCTTTCTCACTGGCGACATCAACCATGACACAGGCAAGCCCAAGAAATCATTCCACCAAGCGCATTGGACCGACCGCGGATGGGTGAGCGCGAAACCACCAGGAAAGCAGCCGATCTATAATTTGCCCGGCATCGCATCGGCATCGGCGATCGTTGTGGTTGAGGGCGAGAAATGCGCCGATGCACTGATTGCGCTTGGGCTCTGCGCCACCACCAGCCCAGGCGGATCCGGCAACGCGAAAGATGCCGATTGGTCACCGCTCAGCGGCAAGCGCGTGGTCATCATGCGCGACAATGACGAGGCAGGCCAAGGCTATCACGATGACATCGTGGCCATTCTGCAAGCGCTGCCGACACCACCGGTGCACCTGGCCAGCGTCGATGTCACCAAGCTGGGATTGCAACCGAAAGAGGATGTGTGCGAATACATCGATGCCCTGATTGGCGATCCGCGCGAAGGCATGATCGAAGTCTTGCGCGCTGCGATACCGATCGGACAGACGACACCGGTTGATGCTCTGTTCGCGCACTATGCCGACCAGGCCAGCGGTTCGTATTTCCTCGCACCGTGGCCGTTCCAATTCCTGACCAAGATCAGCCGCTCACTCCTGCCAGGCAAGGTCGCCATCGTCGGAGGTCCACCTGGTGGCGCCAAATCCTGGTTCATGCTCGAGACGGTGTTGAATCTGATTCGCCTGAACATCACCGTGGCGCAATTGGCGCTTGAGGAGCCGTGGCCATGGCACGCAAGCCGCGCGCTCGCTCACCTGTCGCAGAATCCCGATATACTCGACAATGAATGGGTGAAGGCGAATCAATCATTGGCAAATCTCGCGGCCGAGCACCACAAAGAAACGCTGAACAAACTTGGCAAGGCGATGACGTGCCGCGGCAATCCGACATTCGCTGACTGCCTCGAATGGATCGCCGATCGCTGCAAGGAAGGCGTGCGCGTGCTGGTCATCGATCCAATCACGCTCGCCGATCCTGGGCACGATGACAAGTGGACCGTCGATCGAACGTTCATGGCGAAAGCCAAGGAAATCATCGACAAGCACGGCGCGAGTCTGATCCTGGTAACGCATCCGACCAAATCAGCATCGCGCGGCCGCGGACCAACCACAATGGACGATATGGCAGGCGGCACGGCATATCCACGCGCGGCCGCTTCGGTGCTGTGGCTGACCAGTCTCGAGAAGCCGACCAAGAAACAGATCCTAACGCACCATGGGTATCTGGACTCGCTCGAGATTCACAAAGAAATCATCATTATGAAATCGCGCGATTCGACTGGCGCTGGTTCGCGCATTGGATTTCGCTTCATTGGTCTGCACTTCCAGGAGATGGGAAAGATCATCAGCGACAGGCCAGGCACGGCTGCGCAGAATCCGCAGCAGGAGATCGGACAATGAATATCGCCGAACTCGCAAAGCGATTTCCGAACTGGCGCAATGGCCCTGATGCGGCTGCACCATTGCAACCGAGATCGCATGAGGTCAAGGCGATCAAGCGCCGTCTGCGCACCCGACGCAAGATCAATCCAATTGTGGATGATAAGCTATTGGCCAAGAGAGAGCGCAAGCGAAAATGGTATTATGACCATAAGGGAACAGTGCTCGCCAAGCTCAAGGCAAAGCGCGATGCAGACAAGCGCATGATGGGAGATATGGCATGAAGACGTTTACGCTGGCTGGCATCAGGCATCAGATCATCACCAGCAATCATCCGCGCATCCGCATCATGCCGTGTGGTAGGCATGTCTATGAACATTCACCGATCTATACCGATGCCGCCATGCCTGCGACGTTCATTGAGCGCATCACCATATCACATCGCAATGGTCGCATCACTGAAGCTGAGCGAGACGCAGCGATTGAAGCAGTGAGGTTACAGCAACTATGAATGGATATAGCGTTGTTGAGAAACCGATCCTAGGCGATTTGGCAGAGGCAGGCGCCGACCCCTCGTTGTGTTCAAACTTTGCGCACCTGTCCAGGAATGGCTGCCAGGTGCCTTGCGGGTCCTTCCTAGGGGGGTTCCCAGCTCGGGCTGCGCCAGCAATCAAATGCAACTTTTATACACATGATCTGATACTTACCCCGAACTTGAACTAACACCACTTCGCTATGTCCCATGCTTCTAAGTCACAGAAACCAAAGAAGACTAGGCACCGCGGCCGCATGCCGGGTGCGAAGGATAAGCGTCCGCGCCGAAACAAGGGCAGGCGCCAATCACCAGCACAGGCCGCGCAATCGCGCCTCAACGGGCTCAAGGGCGGCGATCCAACCCTCAAGGGCAGCGCAACCATCCCCAGCGCCGCAATGGATGCCGTGCGCGTCGATCTCTACGCCAGGCGCGTCGAATCGGCAAATGAGGATCTATTACTCAAGCGAGCCGCGCGCCTCGAGCGCGAGGGCAAGCTGGTCACGCGCGATTTCATGCTGCACTGGCAACGGCATCTCGTCTCGAGCATCAGGCGCGTGCTCGACGATCTTCCGGCCATTGGCGCAAGCAGCGTCAGCGATCCATCCCATGCCGATGCCGTGTCCGCAGCCATGAAGGAAGCCAGCCGGCGAATCCGCGAGCGTCTGGCCACGGAATCAGAAACCATCCAGGAGCCATCACCATGACCGAAGCGAACCCGACCCAGCACGAGGCGACGAAAAACATCAGCGGTCAATGGCGCTGGTATTGCACCAGGTGCGGCGCCGAGAAGACGCACCAGGGCGCGGCATGTGACCGATGCGACAGTCCGCGACACGATGGCATCTTCAGATCCTCAACCGGATGGTGGCTTTTCACTCATCCGAATGGAAAGCGCGAAGCCATCCCGCACCATGCCGGTGTGCTGTCATCGGCGATGGATGGGAAGATAAGCGGATCAACGTATATCGTCGCTGATGTCATAAAGTTCATCATGGTCGGAACGCTTCCCTGCCAGCTCACCGGATCCGATGACCATGCTAATCTCTGGACTCGCCTACGCCGATTGTTCGCCGATGCCTGGGATGGTGGATTCGATGAATCGGAATTGGCGCGCAAGATGGTGCCGGAACTCAGGCCGGGACTTCCGCTTTTCTTCAACCACGATCCGAAAACGGCCAGGCCAATAATTTTCACCGGCATGAACACCGCCAGCGGACTCAATTTCACCGACTACCTGATTGATAGGATGGAGACGCCACAGAAATATCGCGATGCCTGCACCTGGTGGGCGAAATACGGGAACCAACTATGATGCGCTTTCTCCGCTGGCTATTCCGTCGCCCCAAGATTACCCATAGCAATCCCTATGCGCTCGATGAACTCAAGCCCGGCGAAGGTGCAGTCACCTTGATCCGCCGCGGCGATGATGGTTCGGAAGTGCACGAGCGCATTGGATCATGGCTAACACTGAAACCAGGCGAAGACATCGACACCCCGCGCGACCCAAGCACGCTCACCATCACAAGCTGGATCAGGAAGCACCTATGAGCCATGAAATCCAATTCTGCGAAGGCGATGCCATCCTCACCCTCAGCGCGCTCGATGTGCAGGACTGCTGCACGCTCAGCGCCTTCACTGATTGCGGTGCATTCCCCGAGCTGGTCGGTTCAGCATCGATCAAGCTCAACGCTGAGCACCGGATGTCCCTCCTCCTCTGCCTCTGCCTCTTTGAACTTACCTCAATCGCAGGCGACACGATCGAGATGCACCTTGGAACCAAGACCATCAAGGTCACCAAGATGGATCAGCCACCGCAAACGGCATTGAAATGGGCGGCTGAATGAGCGACCAACGCCATTGCTTGATGTGCACCCATTGCGATGTCGAACTAGGATGGGCCGGCACCAGCGACACACCCGGCGATGCCGGCCACATCACATGCCAGAAAGGGCATTGGGAACTCTATCCGCCGCTTGCGGAAATCCGCAAGGATCTCGCCGCGAATATGGAGCAGGCCACCGACTGCGCCGACTTCGAGGAAGATATTTAGCCCATGGTTTCCTTCGCCATCACCCTCCGCGCCGATTACCGCTCCCAATTGCTTGAGGAAGTCCCGAGCTATTTCGACTTCGCCAAGACCATGATCCTACCCGAGGGCAAGAGCCGAGGCCGCTCGATGCTCCTGGCCGAAGACAGCGCGCAGCCGAACCACCCGGCGCAGCTCTGCACCTTGGCTGCGCTCGATGCGGGATACCAGGAAGTGGTTGTGGCCAAGCCGGTGCGCGATGGCGGAACACAGGTGGCGCTGGTGCCGATGTTCCGGCGCGCGATCAAGGAAAAGCAACGATCGCTGCTCGCCTATCCGACCATGGACTCATCGAAAGATATTTGGGGAACCAAGGTTGGTCCGACCTTGGAAGCGTATGGCGGCCAGGAAATCCTCGACGGTGGTGGCAGCCGCGGCGGCGCTGCTCGCCTGGTCAAGCTCCCCGATGGTGGCGAGTTTATGCTTCGCAGTGCCGGCGGCCGCGGTCAATCCGGCCAGGCCGCCGTGCATGGCGACGTCATCATGCTCGATGAGCTGGACGATTGGGAAGATGAAGAAACCATCTTGAACATGGTGAAGCGCGTTGCCGACTCGCCATCGATCCTGGTCATCTACATTTCAACGGTCAAGAATGACACCGATTCGAAGATTCTGAAGCGGTTGAGACTCGGCACCGATACCCATCTCGAGTTCCCATGCGTGCACTGCGGCGCCTTCCAACGGCTGGTCTGGTTGCGCGTCAACTTGGTCAAGGCCACGTATTGCTGTGAGCATTGCCCGGCCGAATGGTCAGAGGCAGACCGGCGCGCATCGCTGCGGAACTGGAAACGGGTCGACAAGAATCCAGGCGCCAAAGCGTTTTCCATTTCCTGGACGTGCCTCGATTCGCCGCTGGTGACGCTGCATAACGAAATCCATGGCACGGCAGCGCTCCCTGGCTACCTGGCTGCGCTCCACCAGGTCGAAGTCCTGGGCGACCATTCCCAAATGCGGTCATTCAAGCGTGACCGGCTCTGCCAGGTCTACACCGATGACACCCAGGACGAGGATGGAACCAACATCGTCATCGACCGGAAATACCTTTCCGATCGGTCGATGGCCTTCGGCTGGGCTGTGCCGGTGGTCGATCTCCATCCGGAAAAGCTCTGGTCGCGCTATGTGACCGAGGTTCCGGCCGAGGCCGAGCAAGTCATGGTAGCAGTCGACGTCCAGGGAAACCGGCTCTATTGGGATGCCGTCGCGTTCAACATGGTCGGCAGCGAATGGGATATCGCCTGGGGGCAGGAGCGATGCCGCATGCACCAGGTTGGCAATACCTGGGAGCCGGAACCGTGGGGCCCGGGTGACCTGATACAGACGCTGGATAGAACGGCGGCGTTCATTGCAACCATCACCACGCTTCCCATGATCGCACCCATGGTTGATACCAGATACGAGACGGAAGAAATCGCAATCTGGCTTAAGAATAACCGAAGCTGGCGTGGCGTCGTCGGCGTCGATTCGATCCGTGAGCCGGCCGGCGAGATGGAGGAAACCGCAGAAATCATCCGCGACCTTCGCGGCATCCCCGGCCTGATAAATTACGATCGTCAATGGCAGCCGAGGCTAGGCCGCTATCGCGTGCTCACCACGGCCGCACGCGAACTGGTGCACGATGGTTTCCGCAAGTCACCTGGTGAGCCTGGCGCATCACTGCTGCCGAACGGCCTGCCCACCAATGACCATTACATCGGCCACCTATGCTCGCACCAATTGCGGCGCGATCCGAAAACGCTGAAGGTGAAATGGGTTCAGGTCACCAAGCGCGATGACCACCTGGACACCAGATCCTACATCAAAGCGCGCATCAAGCTCGCCTGCGAACGGTTCATCAAAGAGCAGAAGCGCGCCCGATCGATGTCATCGCAACAACTCATCGCTGACCACCAGGCGCAGCGGAACATGGAAATAATCAAAGGACGATAATCATGGGCCATAGCCACAATATCAAGATTCCGCCTGGTGGCGTGGGCGGTGGCGACTATTCGCAATTCGGCGATGATGTGCACGAGAACGATGCGCTATTCATCCAAGCGATGTGGGACACCTATCAAATGTGGAAGGTGCACGGGCGCATCATCACCGATCTCTATACGATCAAATATGCGGCCGGCATATCGCACGACGGTCTCTACTACTTCCGGGACAACCGCCTTGATTCGGTGATGACCTTCGGGAAGCGTGACCTTGAATATGATTTCCTGTGGTTCACCCATGAACTCATCGAGCGCGAGATGGCGCAGGGCATCGGCGAGAAAAAGGAAATCATCCTCACCGCTGCTGGCGTGCTCAATCCCGGATCAAATGACGACAAGGTGGACATGGGGCGCATTCACTACCGCGCCGCGCACCAACTCGCAGAGGTAGTCGAAAACAGGATTGCCGTCATTCTCGGTTTCGATCTCGATGCCTATACCAAGAAATGCGACCAGTTCATAAAATACTGTGACTCTCGGCCGCTGATCTTGAGCCCGGCATCACTCGATCTCTATCCGTATTATGACGAAATGGACCTTGATACTCTCGATGAGATCGTCAAGTCCGGCGGACCTATCTGTGATCTCATCTTGCCGCGTGGTGTCTCATCCGCGCAATCAGGCAAGCCCACCAACGAATAACCACCAAGGACTAGCCATGGCCAAAGTCACCACACAACTTCCACCCAAGCCGCCCGCAGATGATGGCGATGACGACATGCCGAACGAGAGCACGCTGCCGGTCAACGCGACCGTCACCCAAGGCACGTCATCGCCGGCAGTAGTCGAACAGGCAAGCGAGTCGGTGAAGAATCAGCAGAAGTTCAGAAATGGTATCAAGTGCATCAAGTGCGGAGTGACCAAGACGCCAGTCAGGGTTGGCGAGAAGAAAAATATCAGGGTCTATGACTGCCGCCATTGCGGATATCGCCAGGTGGTGACCTACCAGGTGAGCGACAACCCGGCATTGGATGGCTGGCCGGTCGATGCGCGCAAGGGTGGCCCGCTGAAGATCGATGAGCACAAGGCGCGGCCGTTCAAGATGCAGACCGATCGCCATCTCCTGTTCCCGCGCTACCTGCCGAATCTGGATATCAAAGCGCCACCGGTCGCAGAAACCAAGAAGGGATAGGCCATGGCCTTCGAACGCCCGCTCAATCGGATGGCTTCAACCGTCAGGCGAGGTCGCCCAACGGATCAGTCGCTCAATGAGCGGGCGCTTTTCTACCCAACAGAGGTCCAACTGGCGCCCATCGTAGCCCCGCCGATCATGGGAATAGTCTGCCCCTTGTGTAAGGTTGCGATGGTGCCGCCGGCGGGTGTCATCAGGAATGGCGAACGATTCACAAATTGCGCGAAATGCTGGCAAAGAATAGCGATTGGCCTAGATGAAAACCACAACCCGATAACCATCCGGACCATCTGACCGGGCTAAACGGTGATTGGAAAACGTTTAGCCTAATTCCCCCAGCCGAATATCTCATGGGGGAATGTCCAACGTCACGAACCAGCAATCGAGCAGCGGCACCATATCGACGCAATTGACGTCGGTTCGCTCGCTGATCTCATCGATTGAGGGCGCAGGCGGCAACCAGTCATATTCGCATGGCGGCCGCAGTTATTCGCGCGTGGATCTCCCATCGCTCTATGAGCGCGAGGAGCGCCTAGAAATCAAGCTCATGCGCGCGAAGGCCAACGAGGCGAACGAATCGCTGATGTTCGTCCGCGGCCGCCCTTCCGGGTGTGGCAACTCGTGAGCGACGTTCGCCCCATCGGTGTGCGGCTGATGCCCGGCCTGATGCCGAAGGTGGCGCGTTTCGTCAACCGCGTGCTCAATGTCTTTCAGCCCGCAACGCTGGACATTCCGAAAGAGGAGCACGGGCGCGGTGTGCGGAACTGGATCAACGCGATGGGCTACCAGACGGCCTACCCGTCCACGGATCCCAATCGGCTTTTCCTCGAGAACTGGTTCCCGCGCAATGCGACGGCCGATCAGACCCTCGTCTGGAATCTCACGAACATCATCGCGCAAATGCGCCAGCTCGAGCGCAGCAATTCATCGGTCAAATCGCTGGTGGAAGGCTGGAATGCCGACTGTGTGGCGAGCGGAATCGATGTCGAGCCCGACACCGGCAGCGACCAGCTCAACGAGCGCATTCGCCCGGTGTGGCTGAACTGGTGCGAAGACATGACCCCGCAAGGTCATTCGCTGTGGGAAGTGCAGTGCATGAACATGAACGAGTGGTGCACCGGCGGCGCATCGCTCCTGCGCGAGGTCATCCTGCACGAGCGCGTGGCCGATGGCAAGCTGCCCATCACCTTCCAGCCGCTCGAGGTCGAATGGCTCTGCCTGATGCCGTGCGGCATCGTGGGCAAGGACAATAATTTTTCGCGCGGTGTCGAGTCGGACAAGCTCGGCCGACCGGTCGCCTATCACGTCATGGACTATAACCTCCTAAACCAGATGGGGCTCGGGAATGCGTTTGGCGGTCCTGGCGATGTGGTTCCGGCGGATCAGATCATACATGGTTTCGAACCGCGCCGGCCGCGGCAGTCGCATGGCGAGCCCTTGCTTGCCGTGGTCATCGAGCGCGCATACCAGCTCGGCAAGCTGGTCGACATCGAACTCAAGGCGGCCGCGAATACCAGCGTGCTCAGCGGAGTTATCAAGACCAGGTGGATGGAAGATTTCGAGTCGACCCGCGTGGTGGTCGACCAGTGGGGAAACACCATCAGCGCCTCGCCGCAGCAATCGCCCGTGAATGACATGCCGATCGGAACCTGGGCGCGTCTTCAGCCCGGCGAGGAGGTTGAACTCAAGGCCAACCCTCGCCCGAATGTGGGCATAGCCGAGTTCGCCAAGTTCATCGATGGTCAGATGGCAGCTTCAACGCGCAGCTCGACCTACTACCTGAGCAAGGATCCAACCGGATCCAACTACAGCCAGGGGCTCAGGGATGAGCACGTCGGCAAGCGCATGCGCGCACCGATCCAGGGCACGTTCGGCAAATACAACGCGGGCAAGGTCTATGAGAAGGTGCTTCCCTGGATCCTGCTGAGCCTCGGCATCGAGATGCCCAAGGATCCGAACGCGCGCCGCAAAATGTTCGGGCACAAGATCCTTCCCGATATGCCGGAATACCTGGACCCGCAGAAGGGCTCGGCCGCGAGCAAGTTCATGATCGATTCGAACCTCAGCACCGAGGAGGCCGAATTGGCAGCGCGCGGCAAGGATTGGCGCAAGGTGCGTGCGCAGCGCATCAAGGAAACCCAGGCGCGCGATGTCGATGCCGTGGCCCGCATCAAGGCCCTCAAGGCAGAGCTGGTCAAGCAGGGGATCACCGATGTGACCTGGGCGCAGATCGCAGCCCTGAGCGGCGCCACCACCGCGCCGGCCGCCTTCCTCGACGCGATGGAGCAGCCAGGCGACGACGATTCCGGCGATGGATCGACCCCGCCCAAGAAGCCAGCCAAGAAGGTGGCCGCATGAAATCGATCGTCCCAATCCTGCGCACGCGCGATGCCGCGGCCGACACCAAGTTCCGGCATTACGAAATCCGCGAGGAGGATGCGAACGTCGAGAACGGCATGATAACCATGACCGCCTCGACCAATGATCGCGTCGGCTTCGGTGGCTATGGCGAGATTCTGGACCATGACGCGCGCAACGTCGACATCAGCACATGCCGCGCGCTGCTCCTGAACCACCAATCGGGCAACATCGTCGGCCGCATCACCGGCATCAAGATGGAGAACGGCCGCAGCTCGGTCACGGCCGAAATCTTCTCCGATGCCAAACTGGCCACCGGTGTGCCGGTGCGCGCTGCCGTGAAGGCCGGTGCGCTGCGCGGTGTCTCGATCGGCTACAATTACGACGATTCCGATTGCGATTTCAACGACGACACCCGCACCATCACCGTTCGCAAATGGCGCCTTCTCGAGGTTTCTCTCACCCCCATCCCCCGCGATAGCGCCGGAACCGTGCGCTCGCTCCCCGCCCATTTCACGCGGTCAGCCGCACCAAATCCCCGACAGGAAATCACCATGGACCCCATCGCCCTCGCCAAGCTGTTCAAGACCTATGCCGCCCGCATGGAGTTCATCGAACAGCGCATCGCCGCCAAGGTGGCCGATTTCGCCACCCTCGAGCGCGAGGTCATCGCGCACGACACGGCTGAGAAGGCGCGCGAGGCGGCTGCAGTGCTGGCCCAGGATGAGGCGACGCGCGCGCGCCAGATGGCCGCCGATCGCCAGCGCGACCAGCTCAAGCTCCAGATCATCAAGGTTGCCGACAGCCACGGTCTGCGCGGCCTGGACTATACCGAGGAGGCGGAACTCCTGGCCGGTGGGACGATCGATCTCGCGCTCGCCCGCATGCTCACCGACAAGGCCAAGGGCGTCCAGCTCCAGCGCACCGGCTCGGCCAGCGGTGTTCCCAAGATCGGTGTGGCCACCATCGAGAACGCGGCCGAAGACAAGTTCCGCGAGGCGGCCATTGACGGCCTGCTCGCCCGGTCCAACCCGACCTGCCGCCGCGAGGATGGCACGGTGGGCATGTACGACCAGGTGCACAAGGACAAGGGCATGCGCCTCGAGGCCGGCCTGACCAACATCGCGCGCCACTGCCTGACCAAGGTCGGCAACAACGGCTGGCGCATGTCCAAGGAAGACGTCGCGCAGTGGATCCTGGACACCCCGCGCATCTCGCGCGTCGACACCATGCAGAGCCGCGCGGCCAATGAAGCCTACGGACAGTTCCCCGGCCTGATGAGCAACTACCTCGACAAGGTGGTGGCGATGGGCTTCCAGTCGACCGAGGATGTGACCTACAACATTTGGGCCACCCCCCGAATCTGCCTCGACTTCAAGCCCTTCATCGGCACCGCGTTGAGCGTCGGCAACCTCCAGCAGACCACCGAAAACGTGGCCTTCCCGGAGCTGACCGCGGCCGACATGAACTACACCGGCACGCTCGGCCTGTTCGGCGCCACCATCACCCTGACCTATCAGCTGCTCACCAGCGATGACCTGGGCGAGTGGTACCGCTGCCTCGGCATGTCGGGCGCGGTGGCGCAGCGCACCCGCGACCGCCTCATGTACGTCTGGCTGATGGCCGGCCCCGGCACCAATGGTGTCTATGGCGCGTCGACCGGCTGGAACCAGGCTTCGCTCTCCGGTCTGGACTATGTGACCGGTGTGGCGCTCGGCACCGTGGGCAACCTCGATACCGTCCGCGACAACTTCAGGAAGAAGATCACCCCGGCCGGCCAGTACCTCGGTATCGGGCCGAAGTACCTCATACATCCGATCAGCCTCTCGCAGGCTGCCGACCGCGCCACCGGGCGCGCGCAGAGCCCCGGCGAGCCGAACTACCTGGCTTCGAACAAGGCCAGGCAAATCCAGTGTGTCGAGGTCAACTACATCGATGATTCTTCCATCTCTGGATACAGCGCGCTGGCCTACTACCTGATCGGCCCGCAGTCGATGGACACCATGAAGTTCGCCACCCTCGAGGGCATGCAGACCCCCCAGGTACTCGAATTTGACCCGGGGGCAACTGCGGCGAGAAACTGGAAAATCATGGATGCCTTTATCCCGGTCTTCCCGGCCTACACCGACTCCAACGGCATCCTCAACCGCCCGCTGGGCATCACCAAGGGCACCGGCTGAGCCGCGCTGCTGAACCACAACAACCAATCCTTTAGGAGCGCGTCATGGCCCCGTCCATCATCTTCAGCAACTATTCGGACGAACTGTCCATGCAGTCGGTCGGATCGCAGAGCATCGGCGATGCGATCACCATGGGCACCGGTTCGCTCGGCGTCAGTCACGGCACGCCCACTGCGGCCGCGCAGCCGTTCCCCGTCCGCATCCGGGGCCCGGCGCTCAACCTGGTCAAGTCGACCCTCGTCGCCATCAGCGAGGGTGACGTCATCTTCTATGACACGGTGAATAGCAATTACACCAACACCCCGACCGGCTATCGCATGGGTATCGCCATGCAGGCGCAGCTCATCACCGATACCGTGGTCAACGTCCAGCTCGAGCCATTCGGCTACAGCGGTATCGTGGCGATGCTCCAGACCCCGGTGGTCATCGGTGGCGCTGCCTTCTCGTCCGAGGCGGTGGTGGCCACCCTCAACCTGCCGGCGAACTTGCCGCTCAACACGCCCATCCGCTTCAAGGCCAAGTTCCGGTCCACCGGCCAGAACTCGACCGATACCCTCCTGCTGCGCATCCGCATCACCAGCCTCACCGGAACCATCATGGCGGCCATGACCGCCACGCAGATGGCAGCGACCACGGTAGCCACCCTCGACTTCGAGGGCATCATCAGCGTGATCGGCGCAACCGGTGCGATCGAAGGTGCGGGCGCCACCTCGGCCGTGGCCGCGGCGATCAACTCGGCCTATGCCGTGCACGCCACCAGCGTGGCCCTCAACGCTGCGCTGCCGGTGGTGGTGACCGCCATCTACTCCAGCTCCAGCGCGACCAATGCGGGCATCCTGACCGACTTCCGCCTGCTCCGCGATTCCTGATCGACTCGGCCCCGTCCAGTCGGTACCACCACGGACGGGGAGCGGCAGCAGTGCTGCTCCCCGTTTCCTTCCCGGAGATCGGCCATGGGCGATCAAAATTGCCCCAATTACACGTCACTGAGCCTGGCAGTGCAGATCGCCATTCCGATCAGCTCAGGGAACGGCGCGCGCCTCTCCACCCTGATCGCGGCCGGAACGCTCCTGACCGCGGTCAATCTGCCGTCCTGGTGCACCACGACATTCGGCTCGCCTGGCCTTCCGGCCGTGGCCATGACCAATCTTCAGCAGTGCCAGCAGATCGCCATGCGCACCATGGGCGTCATCATCGAATACCCAAGCGCGGCATTCAACACCGACTGGATAGCGGCCATGACCAACCAGGTCGCCAGGGCGAACAACACCCTATTCCAGACCGTGGGCGCCGTGGATGGCGCCAGGCGAACGTTCGTGCGCTCGAACGCTGCCGCCTTCAATGCGGTTGCCGTCTGTCTCTGCTGTGGCGAACAACTCACCGGCCTTTCTGCACTGTAGGGCTGCCCCATGATCCCCGCCGGCACCAACGTCAAATACTTCAAGGTGACCACCCTGGCGGGTGTGCTGGTCGGTTCATTGAATACCGCCAGCTTCAATTTCGTCTCGGTCACTGGCGCCTATGGTGCGGCCGCTGCCACCTATACCCCTAGCCCGACGCCAGCCGTTGCTGCGATCTCAGGCGCACCGGCAGGGTATTATAGCGTGACGTGGGGGCTCGGCACGCTCGCCGGCTTCGATGGCCTGGACATGACGATGGTCAGCGGCACCAATATCATCACCCCGATTCTGTGGGGTGGTGAGGTTGAGGCTTACGGTGCCGCGCAGATCGCCGCCTTGTGCGCGCGTCCGACCGTCACCCTCTCATCGTTCTCGCTCATAGGCGCACAGCAACCCATCACGCTGGTACCGTACCGCTATCGCGGCGGATCATTCGCGCTCACGATGACCATCCAGCTTGGCGGTGTGGCCGTCGACCTGACGCAATTCTCATCGTTCAAGATCGCCATCCGCGATGCGACACAGGCTGCCTACAAATGGGAGGCAAGCTCGCTCGATGCGAATTGGGTGCAATATGCCGGTTCGGTGCAGGGCAATTTCAGCATCACCGGCACCAATCTCGGCATCCTGACCATCACCATTCCTGCCAGCCTCGTTGGTCCGGTCAACGGACTGTGGCTGGCCAGCAAGAAATACAGCCTTGGCGATTGCGTGGTTCCGCAGGCCGGCGGCAGCAATGGCTATGTCTACTGCTGCACCGTCGCTGGGACCACCAATTCAACGCACCCGGCCTGGCCGACCACGCCAGGCAACACCGTGACGGATAACACCGTCACCTGGACCTGTCTGGCAAAGAGCGTCTGGCAGGCAACCACGGCCTACAATGTCGGCGATGTGGTCACACCGCAGGCGAACATGACCCCGGCAACCGGTGGCGTCATCATGCGATGCGTGACCGCCGGAACGTCAGGCGGATCCGAACCGACCTGGGGAACGACACCAACCACACCCGCAGCGCCGAAGGCTGACGGAACCGCGGCATGGGCAGTCTTCAACGATGCTTTCGGCGTGCTCCCGATCGCCACGCCATCGGTCGTCGCCTATTGGGAGCTGACCGGCTACTACACCGGCACCGGCGAGGAAGTGGTCATCATTCCCAGCAGCCAGTGCACCATCTCGAGAAGGGAGCAGGGCACGTGATTCTGATTCTCCTGGTCGTTACGGTTGCGCTCCTACTCAAGCTCCAGGGCTGGAACGATCTCGCACCGTCGAGCCCGCAGCAAGGCTCTATCGATGCGGCATTGCTCGCGTCCAACAATACCTGGACCGGCACGAACACGTTCAACAACACGCTGAGCATTGGCGCATCGTCCGACACCACCAAGACGCTGACGTTCAATGCCGCGAATCAGACCACCGGGACGGCAGTCACATTCAATACCGGCGCGCAGACCGCATCGCGCATTGCGTCACTGCCGGTGCTCGCCGGAAATGATACGTTCGCGATGCTGGCGGTGGCAAATACCTTCACGGCAACTAACACTTTCGCTGGCATCAATGCGACGAGCATCGGCGCGACGACTCCCGGGACCATCGCGGCCACCACGATCAGTGCCAGTGGCCAGATCACCAGCACGCTCGCCGGCGGCACGGCTCCGTTCGTCGTCGCGTCCTCCACCGTCGTCGCCAACCTCAACGTGTCGCAGCTTCTCGGGCAGACATGGGCAAATCCCGGTGCCATCGGCGGTACCACTCCAGCCACGACATTCGCGCTGAGTGGCATCCTCACCAGCACCAACACCACCAACGCCTCATCGTCCCTCCTCGGCGCCGTCGTCATCGGCAATGGAACGGCGGCAACGTCCATCGGGATGGGGGCGGGGAATATTGTTACTGGCGGCATCATCTCCGCTGGCACGACGCTCCAGACCCTGAATGGCAATCTCGTCATCACCAATACCAGCAGCAACGCTATTGCTACGCTGAACGCGGCCACCGGAACTTCCGTTCTCATCACCTTCCAGGTGAATGGAACGTCGCAGCACCAATTCAACGCTGGTGCAACCAATCTCCATTTCTTCGACAGCGTGAACGCCATCACGTGGTTCACCTATACGCCGGGAGCAGCCGGCGCAAACTTTACCACTTTTGCCGCGACCCTCGACGCCTCCTCCTCCACCGTCGCCGCCAATGTGATGTCGGGCGGCCTCGCCGTCGCCAAGTCCGTGCAGATCGGGACGAGCCTGACGGTTGGAACGACGATCAGCAACACCAATGGCAATGTCAACTTCAACAACACCGGAGGTGCATGCACGCTGACGGTGAACGGCTCATCGGGGCACAATGCCATACTGAGCTATAACGCCGCCGGGACTACCTATTACCAAGCGCTAGGAAACTCCGCTCAGTACATTATCTACGACGCACAGGGCGGCGGTGTCGCATACAACGCCCTTGTCTATACCAGTGGCACACAGGCGCTCGCATCGTGGAATTTCCCGGGCACCCTCGCCGCCAACGCCGCAGCCACGACCGGCAGCGTGACCTTTGCAGGAGGCGTAGCCGGTCAGGTCTTCCAGGCGGTTACGGGATTCGGGGTGGGAAACCTGCCGACTGCGGCCATCGGCGTAAATGTCGCCAGTAGCACTGCTACTGCGAATTATGGCATCCAGGCCACGAACTCAAATGCCGGAACTGGCGCATATGCTCAAATTATCGTAAGCAATGGTTCGGTAAGTGGCGGTATGCTCATGTTCGGCACCGGATGGACGACTGCTGGAGTTGAGCAGGCGGGAGTCCTGGGGCTCATTCATGGCGGTACCGCTGGCATTGCCATTGCCGCAACAAATGCAGGCGGATCCATTGCCTTGGCCGCCGGCGGCACAACCAGCATGGCGACGCTCGCCAGCTCGGGCACCTTCACCCACGCCCCGCCAGTCGCCAACGCCACCGCCCGACACATTCTCGTCCTGACCGCTCCAGCAGATACTCTCGTCACGAGCGCGACAGAGCAGCACGACCTGTTCTTGAATACCTCGCGAACCGTGCAATGGGCGACCAGCACGCCAACCACTCAGCGCAGCATCCGTATCGGTCAGCCGACGTATTCATGCAATACCGCCGCACAGACAATCGCCACAGCAGTGACGGTCAACATCCTGGGCGCGCCGATCGCCGGAACGAATGTCAGCATCACCAATAGCTATGCGCTATGGGTCAACGCCGGCCTATCGCGCTTCGGTGGATCGATCACGATTGATGACGGTTTCAATATCAATCTGAACTCCACCACGGGGACACAGGTCGGGAGTGCAACAAGCCAAAAGCTGGCCTTTTGGGGCGGCACTCCGACTACGCAAAAGACCGGCTATGGCACGCCGACCGCCGCATCACTGACCGCGAGCCTGCCAGGCACCGGATCGACGCTGGCGCAAGTCGGCGGAACGCTGGCGCAGCTTATCCTTGATATGAAATCTATGGGCCTGCTCGGGGCCTGATTCCACCACCACCACCATCCTACCACCACAGGATCTCACCATGCCTCCTCCTCCCGAATCCATCCCTGCCACCTTCACCAACGGCGGCGCCAACCTCCTGACCACCGCGCTTCAGGGCCCCGAGTGGGCAGGAACGGAAGTCGCAGACAAGATCGTCAGCGGTCTCCTCGTGTTCGAGAAGCTTCGGCCGATCACCAAGAAGCAGCCACCCCTGGCCAACACCAGGGAATCGCTCGATGCCTACGACGACTGGGAGTACGGCGAGGCGTCCATCAGCACCACTGAGGGCGAGCGCGAGATGATCCGCAAGTGCCTCAAGCATGAGAGCACGACCAAGAAGCTGCCCAATCTCTACCATACCGCCAAGCTCTATGTGGCCTTCGGGCTCGATAAGAAGTGATAGCGCCATGGATCCAGTGACCATCAACGGCATCATCACAGAAGGCAGCAAGCTCGGCTTTGTCGTGCTGCTGCTCCTGTGGGCGGTCATCTATCTCATCAAGCGTGACCGCGCGAGCGATGCGCGAACCGATGCCATGGTCAAGCAGCAGCGCGAAGACCAGATCCAAAGGGAAAGGGAAAATCGTACACAGTGCCTCGAGCGCGAAAACAATCTGAGCGAACGCTTGAGATTACTCGAGGATCGCCAAGACAGCGAGCGCGCGCAAGTCATGGCGAAATGTGCACAGGCCCTTGTCGACAACGCTGCTGCATTCCGTGCCATCGCCGAGACTCCATCAGGGCTTCATCGTCTCATCTCTGGCCCTCGCCCAAGCTGAACCACCACAACCACCACAGGATACCACCACCATGCGTCATCCCATCAACGGCATTCTTTCCCTCGTCATGCTCTGCTTATTTCTCGCCGGCTGTCCGCAGACGGAGGGCGCACGACATGACGATATCCAGGCCCCACCAGCCACGGCCAGCACTTCCGCTGCGACTGAGGATCTCGTTGCGCAGAAGGGGGCAGCTTCCGTCCGTGCTCAGGTCGATACAGCCAAGGTCAAATCCGCCCAGGCCGAAGTCAGCGCGGCTAAGACTGCGGCCGAACTGGCGGTGGCGAAGGCGGACCTAGCGGCCGCGCAGGCGCAGCTTGCGAAGGATCAGGCCGACCTGGTGGCGACCAAGCAAGCGCTCACCGATCAGCAGGCAGCCGAAGCCAGCGGCCGCTTCTATGCCTACATTGGATATGCGATTCCGGTTGGCATCGCCGCGGCCATTTGCATTTACGAAGGTTGGATGACAGACGCCATAATCCTCGGCATCAGCGCCGGGTGTCTGGTGGTACTGCCCATGCTTTTCTCCTGGATCCTCGGCCATGGGAAGCTCCTGGGCACGGTGGCGACCATCGCTGTCGTGGTCTGGCTGGCCTATCGCTATCGCGCCAAGCTCCCGGCGCTCGAGGCCACGGCAAAGGCTGACCTTCAAGCAGCCGAATCGGCATTGGCTCACGTGGTCAGTGGTGGCACGTGGGCCAATGCCGAGGCGGATGTCAAATCCGCTCTCGTGAAATCGTATTGCACCATCAAGGGCATCGCGCTCACCGCTGAGCATAAGTTCGAGGCGATGCTGCACCTGTCCAAGGCGGCCACCCCGACCATCACCGTTCCCCCGCCCACCGCGGCCGCTCCCAAGGCATGATCCGTGACCTTTCAGCAACTCATGGCGAGCGATCTTGCCGGCACATTCCTCAATACGAATGAGCTAGCGGTCACTGGAATCTACACCTGTAAGGGTGTTGGTGCCATTCCGTTTTCGCTGACCATGATGCCCGGCGATATCGCCGACATGAGTTTGCTGAGCGATGGGAACGCGATCGATCAACAGCGCTGTCAATTCCTGTGCAGCCTGACCGCTATCAAAGCCGGCATCCTCGCAACGTTCCCGCTTGGCCCTGGCCTTCCGTCGAAGGGCGATCAGTTCGCCATCACCCAACAAGGGTCGGTTGGCGTCTGGTCCGTCGAGAGTCATCAGGAAGACCTGGGCGACGGCTGCAACATGTGGATGCGCTATGAGGCCAAGCTGTCGACCGGCGGCACTGGTGCGACGAGATACCGATGACGCAAGCAACCCAGCCACAATCGTACAAGGCGATGGCCATTGCGAACGTCATCGCCATGTTGGCGCAGTCGGCCAATTTCCAGTCACTCTTTCCGGTCGGCTCAAACCCGCTCAACTACATCGTGGAATGCTGGGGCGGAACGATCGACTACAACCAGGGCCAGACCAACACCGCCATCGCAACCAATGGCGCCACGGTCAACACCACACAGCCGCATGCGATCGTGCATGAACCGAAGATCCGCAACGAGTTCGCCGGCTATGGCGCCTATCACTATCGCGGTTCGGCCGAAATAGAGATTTATCAATTGCGCACGATGCCGACCGATGCCAGCGCAGGCGATGTGCTCAGGCGCGGGGACAATATTCAAGACGGAATCAACGTCGACATTCTCAACGCCTTCGGTTCCGGCACCAATGTCCTCGCCACCGGAGAAACGGAAAGCGAAGGGCCATGGCTTCCCGATGAAGCCAGCGTGGACGCCGCTCTCATTCAAGGTCGCATCACCATCACCTGGTGGGCATAACGGAGATATCATATGACGACTACCGCAAATCGCTTCGGCATCCAGGCCGTTAGTTTCAACGGAACCGAGTTCACCGGGGCGACGGGTGAGAGCATCGACCGCGGCCGCAATGTGGTGAGCCAGCAGTCGGACGGCGCTGTCTTCGAAACCACGCAGTTCGTGGAACAGATCGAAGCCAAATGCGATTTCAATACCTGGGCGCTGAGCACCATCCTGGCCGCGCTTGGAACATCGGGGGTGTCACAGATACCTTTTGTGACGCTCGATGGAACCGACGGCCTTGTCATGCAGGGTGCTCTGGCTGCGGCCAATGCGCCGGCCTTCGCAGGCGGCAGCGTGCACATGGCGCGCACGGCTCTCAACGGTGCACTGTGGCTGTCTTCGGTCCGGTGGAGCCTGAAGCAGAAAGCCGAGATGAACATCAAAGGGATGTTCGTTGGAACCGGCGATGGCACCACCGATCCGGTCACCCCAAGCACGGTCGCGCTCCCGACGCAGCTTGTCCCAAACAACGGCTGGACCCTGAGCTCTCTCATCCTCAATGGCGTAAACGTCATCACCTGCAACAGCGTCGAGCTGTCCATCAATCCAAAGTTCGAATACGAATACAGCCTCGGCCTGCCGGTTCCGATCTCGCTCAGCGGCGCCGGCCCTCGCGGTCCTATCGAGATCCGCCTGGTCGCTGACGTTGGCGACGTGCTCATCGCTGATGGAGTCGGAACCGTCTCGCTGGTCTTCACCCAATATGCGATTGGTGGTGGCCTGGCTGCCCATACCGTGACCTTCACTCTGCGCGGCAATTACTCTTTCGAAAACTCTGTTGGCGCACAGGCCAGCTCGCCCTATAGCAAGCGCATGACCGTTATCCCAACCCTGGTGTCAACCAACTTCCCGCTCATTTGGGCGATCACATGACAGGTGGCTCGCGCGTCATCTACCCCCCCTCATGGTACTTCCCGCCCAAGATCAATCGGCCGGAAGTCTGCGCGGCATTGTTCCCGGCCATCACCATGTCATGCCCTCCCGGTGTGGGCCCTGACGTCGATGCCGACAAGAAAGCGCATGGTGGTGGTTCGGTCTATGGCGGTGGCTACGTCAAGGGCCAGCCGGGATGGAAGCTCACGGATGACGGCTACTGGATCAATTGGGCCAAGAGCGAGCCGCAGCATTTCACGCGCATGGACCAGCATCCGCGCGTGCTCAAGTGGGATACCGTCGAGGGCAGCCTTCCCGGCCATGAATGGCTCTGCCCCATCCTGCTGACGTGCACCAAGACCAAGCGCGGGCAATTGGTGTTCGGTACCGCCCTCGAGCCGGTCCTGGGCCGCAAGGGATGGGCCGACTGCGAAGACCTGGCCGACATGCAGGCGCGGATGTTCAAAGTGGCGCACGGTCTGCGGCCGATCACGCCAGCCTCAACCGATGAGCTGGTCAACCTGGTATTCGATATCCTCTCGCTTGGTCACCATGGGATGACGCTGAACGATCTCAAGGCGGTTGGCTGGATCTCCGCGCGGTTTCTATTCCGCGTGCTGCTGACTGCGGCTGGTTTCCCCCAGGAGCCTGACCGCGATGATCACGCTCAGTAACCCATTCAGTTTCATCGATGAGATGCTGTCAGAGCTCTCCCCGGAGAAGTTCTATTCCCTGATGCGTGCCGCTCAGCAAATGACCATTCTCGAGTGGCGCGACCGGTTGGAATACCCTGGCCTGGCCGCGCGCTTCACCGGAGTCGGGAACCAGCTCCGCTATGGTTTCCAGAATCGGCTGAAGTCGACTGATCGCCGCCGAGAAAAGAAGATGGATGGATCAGATTTCGTCTTCACCGGCGGAACCAAGCGGGCGATGATGCAGCGCAAGCCGCACTCAGCGAACAACAAAGGATCCAAGGTCGCTGTGACCACCTTCAAATATGGTGGGCTGGGAATCAATTTCCTGACCAAGATCAATGGCGTTGTGACCGATGAGAAGGTGCGCGCAGTCGATCGCGTGGCGGCCAAGGCATACATCCAGACCAGGCACAACAAGGAAAAGGGAACCGCCTCCATCGTCGCCATCTCAGGCTATACGATGAGCCGGCCGACCATCCATCACATCGTTCAGCGCTCGAGCATTTCCTATGCTCAGGAGTGGGGAAACTTCGCTGGCGATATGGCGTGGCTGCAAGCGCGCGTGCCGGTGGTGTTCATGGAACTGGCGCGCACCGGAGTCATGCGCGATGGCAAGCTCAAGTTCCGTTATTCCAAGGCCGCCCACTGGCAGCTTGATTTTGGATCGGATTGAACCATGGGCGCAGATTTTACAGCGGAACTCGCAAACGGTGTCGGCCATGTCGACAACAAGCTCACCGGCATGGCCAACAGCGCGCGCGAGGCCAAGAAAGCCGGCGCCGATATGGGCGATCAGTTCGATCGCGCGTTCAAGCTCGCTGGCCGTGGCGTCAAAGAAGCGGCCGGGGAAATGGAGGGCATGGGCCATCAGATTTATGAAGTCGGCCATGCGCTTCGGTCTGCTGGTGGTCCTCTCGGCGAGTTCGCGCACAAGTTCACCGGTGGCCTTCGCATGGGTGGCCCGCTCGCCGGCATCGCTGTCGCGGCAGGTATCGCAAGCGTCGGCCTGGAACTTTACAACAAGATCGCCGAGCGCCATGTTGAACAGGTGAAAATGCAGGTAGAGGCTAACGAGAAGCTGAGCGACAGTCTCTATGAGGTCGATCGCAAGTCGAAGGAATCGGCGCAGTCGGCGGCCGAATCGAATGCGGCTGATGAGCGCAAGATGGCATCTCGAGGCGGCCGCGAAGCTGAGCACATCGTTGACCGAATCGCCGACAGCGGCGAGGGTATCAGCCGCAAGGATGCGCGCGCCGCGGTCACCAAGTCATACGACATCAAGGGCGAGATCCGCTCAGCAGCCGTGCGCGCGGCGCAGGCAGTGGCAGCAAGCGGCGAGATGACCATGACCGAGGCCATGGACACCATCGCCAGCTCGCCGGCCATCCAGGCTCGCCTGCACCGCAAGAAGGACGAGAACCAGGCCAACATCGGGCCGGCCGCACAGCGCATCATTCTCGAGGCTCGCCACCTGGCACCGACCAGGGAGAACCTATTCCAGGCGCAACAGCAGCTCGAGGCCAACACCGACAAGGGCGACGAAACCGGAGTATTCGCCGCCACCAATCGCATCACCGGCAATCGGAACCGCCTCGAGAGGCGCGACAGGAAAGACCTGACCAGCGGCAAGGCCGTGACAGAATCAGACCGCAGCACCAGTCGCGCACTTGATCCGTTCCAAGCCAAGATGGATGATTGGATGGTGGCGACCGAGAAGGCTGCGGCGGCGAACCGCGCGGTTGCCGATGCGCAGACCGAGTTCAGCCGATGGATGGCAAACAACATGCATGTATTCGGCGGCAAGGGCAGTCTTCAAATGCAGGGCAGCCAGGCAGAGACGCGCGATGCGAACACCCGCATGCAGGGCGAGAAGGAATCGCGCGAATACCGCGACAACGACATCCCCAAGGTACCAGGCAGCACGCAGGGTGCGCCGTTCGGCAGTGGTGAATCGTCATGGTAACTCAGCAATCACCAACCATCGGCGCAACCACCTTCATCACGTTCGGTGCGCAGCTCGAGCCGGCATACCTTCAGGTCGCAACCGTTGAGCCTGCTGTTGGGCTGAACGGATTCGGCCTGGCATATGGTGCCTATCGTGCCGACCCGGTGTGGATGCCGACCCTCAGCGACTATCCCGACATCAACACACTGATGAATGCTATTGAATCTTTCCGCGCTCAGGTGGCCACCGAATCGGCCGTGACCGTGGTCGATCAGTTCGGTGTGAACTGGCCAACCGTCGCCATGATCGGCCTGCGGGGAGCGCGACGCTGGTTCAATATCCCGACACAGGCATACCGGCTGCGGATTGATATTCGCCTCCTGGTCTACGCCACCGTTCCCAATGGCGGCATCCAGTGAGCAATCCATTCCCCGTCCGCAACATTCAGAATGTCCTGGTGCAGACGGCATCCGGTGGGCTGCCTGATTCTGACAGCGGATGGGTGACGCAGTACTGGCTGCGCTTCGAGAGCGGCAGCGAAGGTGCCGGGCAGATCATGGGCGAGGCCGTGCTACAGCAGCGGTTCGGCATCGTCACCAACCAGAATGATCCAGTGCAGGTAGTCACTGGGACGGCACCAGCAATCAATGGAGGCGGCATCGATGATGGACTGGTCGGGCAGCTCGTGCGCCTGATCGTCGCCGATGATGCTGGATCGATATCGATCAGGGATGGCGATGGTGTCAATTCATATGCCGCCTTCTGGTGGGGAGTCGTCTCGGCTTTCAGCGTCGAACCGGACAACCGCGACAATGACAATGCAGGAGGCACGGCGACGTGGCGGTGCGTCGGCATCCTCTCAGTCCTGGACAAGATCACGGTGAACAGCGGTTTCGTCATGCAGATTGGCGGTGATGGCTGGGTTGATCCCGGCTACTTCCCGCCGTTCAACGATCTGCCCGGCGGCGACATGTCGGCGACGGACATGGCAGTCGGGAATGGATCGGCAAGCGTTCACGACCTATCAACGCTGAACGCTGCCACGCCGTGGACGATGGCGCAGGAGATCAATCTGCTGCTGACTGGGTGCGCCAATCCGGTGGTCAATGGTGACATTACCGGCTGGACGTGGAACTATTCCGACGATGATGGAGTGCTCGATTTCCAGACTGAGCGCATCGACATCAATGGGCTGACGGTGCTTCAAGCATTGGCCACCATCGCCAACCAGAAGCGCGGGGTCACATGGCGGGCGATTGTCAACGGTTCCACCGTGACCATCGCCTTCTCGCCCGGTAATCGGTATGCGATCACCATCGGCGATCAGACATTCCCGGCCAGCACCAACACCGCCTCCTATGTCGCGGCAGGAAACCTGTGGACCTATGGCCTAGTGATCAGCGAGGATGATTCGAGCACATATGACATCATTGAATGCCGAGGGGCGCATCCATGGGTGGGCCTTACTGTCGACTTCTCGGATGCCGACGAGACTGCCATAGACAGCGGATGGACTAGCGAGGACGAGACCAACTGGAATGGCGACATCAACTACCCGGGGACGGACAATGTCTATCGCCGATTCGTATTCACCACGACATGGTCAGGAAATCAGTTCGGTTCAACCACAGTCGGCATCCGCAATAGCCTGACCACTGACGGCAGCGGTCAGTTCACCGGCGAGCGCACCTACGATGCCGAGTCGCCGACCGTTCCGCCGACAATGTATCAGATGGAGCGGATGCTGCCGTGCGGGACCGTCTTCGAGCAGCTGGGCACCGCACGTCTGGCCCCGTTCCAGCCCCCGGTTGTGGTCTGTGGATCGGCGGCAAATACCTGGTTCGATTATAGCCAAAATGCCCGGATCGAACCGCAATCATTCCCCAGCGGTGTCTACATCGATGTCGATAAGTGGAAGGGTCTGACGATCGCCGACCGGATCGACAACGGCGAGGCCCTGCTGGTAACGCTCGGATTTCGTGAGCCGCAACCGCTGCGAGTCAACTGGATTGCTGATCCGAGCACTTGGCCGACCAGCACCCCGCGGATCAAGATGATAGACGTGCCCAACATCGAGCAGTGGATATTGCTCGATGGATCTATCACTGGCGTTAGCAATGACCTTTCGACCACCACCAAGGTCAGCGGCGACCAGGTCATGCGTGACGATACCGTCAGGCTGCAGCAGATCCTTGCTCTCGCGGTTTCGCGCTATGGTTATGCGTCAGTTACCGCCGCCTTCAGTGAGGCGGCCATCCTCGATTTCAGCGCAACGCTGGCGCCGGCGGTGCTCCTGACGGATGTCGTTACGGGAACTGACGACGTGGATGTAAATGCCGTCATCACCAGGCGATCATGGAAGCGTGTGGTGCGCGATGGCGTGGACATGTACGATACCACCTATGAGACGACGCGCGTCATGCCGGATGTGGAGGCGGTGATCTAATGCGCACCAACCTCGGCCTTAAGAATGGGAACCCGCAGACGGACGCCAACCGCCGGCTGACGCGGCTGGAGAACCTCATCCAGCAGGTCCCGGGTCGACCGATGGTGGTGCAGGACAATAACGCCATCCTCGATACCTATCAGGTGCAGGAGGCGCATGGCTTCGCGGTTGGGGATGTGATCAACTGGGATGGCACATCCTGGGGGAAGGCGCAGGGCAATACCGCTGATGATGGGATATGGAATGGTGTTGTGTCGGTGGTCTATGGACCAAATGCATTTGACATCACCTATGCAGGCATCTTCACATCGAAGACGGCGTTGAGCTTCACCCCTGGCGATCTCTATTACCTCAGCTCGACAACTGCCGGCTTGGCAGTCAATCCAGTCGACACCGGGAGTGTATTCCAAAGCCCCGTCTTCATGTGCATCGATGAGAATACGATTCAAGTATTCCCATGCGCCGCTGTTTCGGCTCCGGTTGCGCAGGATAATGCCAACATAGTCACGAGCAGCGGAACGGTGACCATTCCAGTCGGGGCAACGCAGTTGACGCTCATTCTGATTTCCAATGGAGGGAACGGTGGCGCGACATCTGGTAGCGCACCATATGCGTTCAATGGCGGCGGCGGTGGTGCCGGATCGATGATTGTGATGTGCTGCGACGCTTCTGATATCACTGGCAGCATAACCGTCACCATAGGTGGACATGGGGTACAGTCATCGGTTAGCTTCACTTTCCAGGGGCAAGCGATAACGCTCATTGCCTATCCCGGAAATGACTCGTCGGCAGCAGTGGGGGCGTCAGGTGGGGTCGCAACACTCGCCTATGCGGGGACCAGCACACCGGCGGTATATGCTATCCAGGGCGCAACCGGACAGAGCGCAACCGTAACAGCGGCTTCTGGAACAGGCATCTCAACTAACCCCGGCCATGGTGCGCCTGGATGGTGTCTCGGAATCGGAACTCCAATGCCTATATATGGCAATGGTGGTGATGGACATTCACTGACCACCAACAGCGGCGGACCAGCGGTGTTCGCCTTGCTCTATTAGGGGCAAGCCATGACGACAATCGCAATACAAGCAAAGAGGTCACGCGCCGCGACTTCGAAGGTCAAGCCACGGCACCAGGTCTCGAAGCAGCGGCCGGAGCGCACAAATAGAGGGATAGTGAAGGTTGCCACTAAGCCATAGCCATATATAAAACAACCACTTAGGACTACCCGAAAAGCACTGGTCGGGAAATTATTTGACTATGGGTAGAGCCTGCTAATGTGCCCTTCAGCGAAGCAGGACTGGAACCCTGCCCGCTCTAAGGAAACCCGGATGTCGCTACCAACCCATAACCAAACGTCGCACGCGCGAGTTCGCCTGTCCGGGTGCGCTTCCAGCGTGCGTGCGACGTTTGGTTATTCGCTGAAAGCGAAGTCGTGATCCCCTCCCGCCTGCTTTTCTTTTCTGACCGGACTGTGCGCACGATGTCAGCCCATCGCCACCGGGAAGGCATGCCGGTCGCCAAGCTCGCCAAGCACTGCGCCGATTGCCTGGCATTCGACCAGGCTTGGAACCGCGCGAACCGGGAAGCGGTCAAGGAATCATGGGACAAGGAGCTGGTGACGGTATGAGTTGCCAGGATCGCGCCATCGTGGTTGGTTCAATTCGCAAGGGCATCGCTTCCATGAAGCGCGAGCGCGACAACGAGCGCCAGCGCCACGAGCAGGCGACAAACGACAATGAGCGCGGATACCACCAGGGCCGCAGGCATGGGCTTATCGAAGGCATTTACCAAATGGAACTGCTGCTCACCACTATGGGAGAGAAGCCATGAACCGCCTCGCCCTGCTCTGCCTCCTACTCGCCGGCTGTTCTAACGATGAGGCCCGCTCCCCATCACTCATCGAAGCCGAAACCGCGCTCTATGGCGAGCACCACATCGTCGGCATGAGCGATGAAGATTTCATCCGGCTGCTCAATGAGATCGTCGCGCGGTCAAGGGGGCGCAATGGGAATAATGGCCGAGTACCAGCGGCACTGACGGAGAAGGATTTCACGCCATGAGCCTCACCGAACGGCAACAGTTATGCGACATGTGGTGCATCGATAACCCGGACGAGGCGCCATTTTGCGCGCCATTCACCATCGTTGAAGTGACCGAATCGCGTGCGCGCATCGCCGCCAACCGCAAGGCCGCCGGTTTCTACGCCAACACCGTCCGCGCCGAACTCCTGCGCGATGTCGACAACCTGGCCAACCGCTGCCGCACGGCCGAAGCGGATTGCCGAGCGGCTAAGACCCTGCTGCGCGAACAGCGCGAATATGATGGCCTGGTTGCCGTCCTGATCGTCATGGCGTTCGCGGCTGGCATTCTTTTCTTGGCTGGTGTGCAGCATTGGTGCGGCCGATGATCCGCCGTTTCCTCGCCTGGTTGTGGGAGCCGTTGCGATGATCGCCGCGGCCATTCTTCCGCTTCTCCTGATGGGACCTCCGGAAATAGATTATGACAGAGCCATCGATGCCATCGCCCAGCTTGAAACAGGAAGCCGATACCTCAACGGCACAGTCATTCGAGGCAGAGCAAGATTCCCTGGCGGTCCTGCTTTCGGACCTTTTCAAATCACGGGCCCTGTTCTCGAATGGCTACGAGTTTCGCCTGCCTGGATACGACGGGACGACGGCCGAGCTGCGGCTGCAACTCGTCGTTGGCTCGCGCACCTTGTGGAAGTTTCTGGAACTCTACGCCAAGCATTCGCCGCCTACCGACTCGGCCTTGGGCACCGTACCTGGCCCGAAGCGGTGCGGTATTCTTCCCGCGCCATGAACCTCTATCTAAACCACTAGGAGCCACCATGCATCGCCTGCTTTTCGTCCACACGTGCGGCATTAAATATGAGATAAAAGGTCCGAAGCTCAAGGCCATCCGATTGAAGGTCGAAGCCGAAGGCATCACCGCAATCAACGGATGGACCGACATCACATATCGGCCCTGATTCTCTGACATCCGGTTGGCCTGCGATGAGCCGCGAATCATCACACCAAATCCACCACCACGGGAATCATCTATGCTGCTCGCCTATCACTCAGATCCAAAGATCCGCGAAACCTACCTCCAGCGCGTCATCGACCATCGCGCCGCCGATCAACTCATCAAAGGTCGCTATTGGGAAGGCGGGAAAGGCTGTGCCGTTGGTTGTACGATTCATGGAGGTGATCACGCGCGATACGAGAAGGAATTAGGCATCCCGACTCAACTGGCGATCTTAGAGGATATCATTTTCGAAGACCTTCCCAATGAGCGCGCGATGCTCTGGCCAGAGCAATTCCTTGCGGCCATTCCGGTCGGCGCCGATCTTTCGCTGATCGATCACCAATGGCTGCTCTGGCTGATGGATCGCGGCGCCGAAGCCGAAGGCACCCCAGCTGCAAAGTCTCTCGTGCGGAAAATGGCTGCGCTCATGGAGCGCAGCGTTTCCGGATATGAGCCATCCGTGGCCGAATGGGATGCCATTGGTGATGAATGGGCGAGGGCGTGGGCGGGGGCGTGGGCGAGGG